GTGGGCTGGCGAACCCGACGTGGATCGAGTGGCTGATGGGCTTTCCGGTTGGGTGGACCGCCTGCACGCCCTCGGCAACGCCCAAGTCCCCCAGGTCGTCTCGCTCGTCGCGCGTGCGATCCTGAGTTACGAGGCGACGGCGAGCAAACGAACGCTCGCGCCGTGTGAGTTTTGCGGGTACGAGTTTGATCACGACTCGCGTGGTCGTTTCGGCTGCGCCAACTGCAACGGCGAAGGGCTTGACGCGACGGCGAGCGAAAGGAGCGGAGGATGAGCGTTGACGAGATTGCACAGAAGTTGATCCCCTGCACCTGCGGGGGCTACGGCGAGAACAACCGCCGCCACATGAGCGACTGCCCGCGACACGCCATCGCGTGGGAAGACATCGCCGCCGCCCTCCGCGCCGAGCGTGCGAAGTTCGCGGCGGAGAACGAGAGGATGCGGAAGGTGCTGGAGGACATGGCCGCCTTGTCCTGTCCAGACATCCCGAGCCTTGATGTTGGCGACATGCGAAAGGGCTTGCACTGCGGCGTCGAGGACCGCAACCTGCGCGACCGCTATGACGGCGCTGACTACGGGTTTGAGGATGCGTGCGAGCGGTGGACCGAGTGGGTGACAAACACTGTCCGCGCCGCCCTGAGAACCGACTCCACCAAGCAAGCCGCCGAAGACGCGGCGGGGGGGAAGAAGTGACCGACCGCGACCCACTCACAGCCCCGATCCGCTCCTGTCACGAGGTTGGCCGCATCCTGGGCATCAGCAAGAACGCCGTGATACAGACTGAAAAACGCGCCCTTGCCAAACTCCGTGCGGCACTGGAACAGGACTTCACCGAACGCAAGGCCCGCGACGAACGCGCGGAACTCAACGAGGGATAACGAAAGGACACCTATGGAAAATGAACTGCTACCACTTCGGACGACCCCACACCAAGCCGCGAGACTTCTTGAAGCCGTCAAGATGCTGTGCGGATGCCTTGACGGAACTGGCGATCTTCTCGAAGACGCTGGCGTGAAGGCGTGCTACGACGACGCGATGGCGGAAGTGAAGCACGCATCGGAGACGCACGAAGGCGACATTGCTGCGGCGTATGGCTATCCGCCAGCGTTACAGAAGGCGTGCGTTGATCCGTTTGACTACGCCGTGATGTTGCATAGCGGGATGGTCGTCTATTTCCGTGAGGCCGTGCCTGTGTCGCCCGAGTGGGTCACGCTGAACGAAATCCACGTCGTCATGCCAGCCAGCAAGTTTCGCTCGTATCCATACCCCGAACCAACGCCGGGCCGCTTCAACGGAGGGCACGGCGAAGAAGGGCCGTTTCCGCGCGGACTAGACGTTCGCTTGGACCACATCGCGTGGATAGCCGACGCCCCGCACGGTTCGTAAGGAAAGGACACCGCATGAACCACGTCACGCTCACGCTCCCCGTCCCCAGCCCCATGCTGTCCCCCAACGCACGCCCGCATTTCATGGCGAAGGCGAAGGTGACGAAGCAGCACCGGCAGGCCGCGAAGTTGGTGGCGATGGGTGCCCTCAACCGCGACGAGCCGCGATGGACGCGGGCATCGGTCCAACTGGCGTGGACGTTCAAGGACGCCCGCAAGCGCGACCAAGACAACCTACTCGCCCGTTGCAAGGCGTACTTCGACGGGCTACGGGACGCGGGGCTGATCGACGACGACTCGGGCCTCACGCACCTGCCCATGACCATCGAGAAGGGCGACGAGGCGAAGTTGGTTATGACCGTCAGGAGGACCGGATGAAGTGCCCCCAATGTTTCGGACCCCTCGACACCCCTACCCGCAAGTTGTGTGTCGCCTGCATAGGCAACGCGATCAACAGCACCGGGGAAAACACCTACACCGAGAAGATTCACGACGCCAAGTTGAGGGCGGCGGACTACCGCAGGCGGAACGGACAGAAGAAGACCGGCGAGACGTGGTGGAAGTAACGCGAACGCAAGGATGCGAAGATGGCGAAGGACAAGCGACCAGCATTGCAGTTCTACATCGGGGATTGGAAGAAGGACCCCGAGTTGCGGGCGTGTTCACTCGCCGCCCGTGGGCTGTGGATTGACATGCTCTGCCTGATGTACGAGTCGCCCCGGCGCGGGTATCTCATCATCAAGGACAAGCCCCCGTCTGTGGCATCCCTTGCCCGGATCGTCGGCGCGGACGTGGCCGACGTTGGACCGCTGCTCAAAGAACTGGACGAGATGGGCGTCTACTCGATTGAGGACGGGGTTATCTACTGCCGCCGCATGGTTCGGGACGCCAAGCGTACGGAAATCTACCGAACAAATGGGGTTAAGGGTGGCAATCCGGCTTTGGTTGGCGATTTGGTTAACCAAAAGTCCAACCCCCGGGTTAACCAAAAGTCCAACCCCCCCCTTAAGCCTGAGGTTATCCCGTTCGTAGAAGATGAAGAAGAAGAATGTATTCTGTCTTCTGGTTCTAACGCCGTCGAGCCGTTTGAGGTGTTCTTTCACGCCTACCCCGAGAACAAGCGGCCCGACCCCGGACACGCCCGGCTGCACTGGTATCGCAAGAACCTGGACCAACATGCACCGGCGATCATGGCCGCACTTGCGAAGGCCAAGAGCAATCCCGGATGGGCGGATCGGTTTGCACCCCGCATCGACCGTTGGCTCGCGGGTGAACCGTGGGTCAAGTCCACAACGCCATTAGATTCGATTAGAGACACCCGAGAGTCGGATGCCCTGATGGTCCGCCAACTGCCTTCGGACGCCGTAGAGCGAATCGTAGAGGCTTTGAAGGCCAAGCACGCGAAGTTCGCCAACTGGCCCAAGTCTCAGTTCGTCAATACACCCCCGCCCGAGTTCGTGGCGATGGTCAAGGAGGGCCACCATGCCGCGTAACGCGCCGATCGTCAACCTCGAAGCCTTGTTCAATCGCCCGGTGCCGAAAGCGGTCCATGCCGAGATGAGCCTTTTGGGGGCCATTCTCAACGACCCGAACGTGCTTGCCGACGTGCAAACCTACATCGCCAGCCCCGAGGACTTCTACGACGAGCGGCATGCGGCGATCTACCGGGTGGCGTGTGACATCATCGACCGCATGGGGCGTATTGATCTTGTGTTGCTCATTGAGGCGATCAAGAACGGCAATCTGTTTGAGGCCGTGGGCGGTGGCGAGTACCTTCGGGAACTGGCCGAGAGCGTGCCGTCCGCCGCAGGAGCCGTGACCTACGCCAAGATCGTCGGCCAGTCGGCAGCCCTTCGTCGCCTTGTGGTCAACGCGGGGCAGGCCGTCCACAAAGCCTACGACATTGACCCCACCGACTCGGACGCCGTGACGGTGGTTCTGGACGAGTACCAAAGCGCGGCAATCGAACTGACAGAAGCCAAGTCGCAGGCCGTGGTTCGCACGATGAAGGAACTGACGACCGCCCGGCTCGCGGCTTTGGACTCGCCAAAGGGCAATCGCGGCGTCAAGGTGGGGTTCTTCCGACTGGACGCCATGACCAGCGGGTTCCAGCCCGGCGAGTTGGTGATCGTCGCCGCCCGCCCGAGCATGGGCAAGACCGCCCTGGCCGTGAACATGGCCGAGGGCATTTGCGGGACCGAGGCGGGGGCGATCCTCCTGTTCTCGCTGGAAATGTCCGCCGAAGCCCTGTGGGACCGTATCGCGTCCGCACATGCAGGCGTTGACCTGCCGGTTCTCCGCAACGGGACAATGGGCGGCGACCAGTACCGGCGCGTTCTCGGTGCCGCTGACACGGTTGCAAAAATGCCGATCGACATCATCGACCGGGCGGGGTTGACCATTACCCAACTCCGCAACATGGCCCGTCGCCGGGTACTGGCCCGCAAGCGTGAGGGCGTGCCGGTCTGTGCCATCGTCATCGACTACATGCAGTTGTTGACCAGCCCGGCGCAGGCACGCGAGAGCCGACAGGTGGAAGTCTCGGCAATCAGCCGTGGCATCAAGTCCCTGGCCCGCGAGTTGGACGTGCCGGTGATCTGCCTCTCGCAGTTGAATCGCGGTGCCGAGTCGCGCGAGGGCAACAAGCCCCGCATGTCCGACCTCCGCGAGTCCGGCAGCATCGAGCAGGATGCCGACGTGGTGCTGCTACTGCACCGCGAGGACTACTACCACATCAGCGATCCCGAGTGGTTGGCCGCGAACCCCGACAAGGTGGGCAAGGCCGAGTTGATCATAGCGAAACAGCGAAACGGACCCACGGGCGTTGTCGATCTGCGTTGGAACGCGGAACGCACGCGGTTCGAGAACATCGACGAAAGCAGAGGGCAGGCATGGTGATTCCGTTCAGGTACGTCTTGGAGGCGGCACGCGAGGAAGTCAAGGTGTGGGAGGAAACACACGGGACGCCCCGCGCGGTGTACGCAAAGCAACTCGCGTCGTACACGCTTCGGCATTACACGAGCGCGACACTGGAACAGGTCGCTAGCGTTGTCGGCTACAGCGGATACCGCAGCGTCATCAAGGCCGTCGCGTCGGTGGCGGAAGCGATTGCGGACGGCGACAAGGGAATCGGATTGGGCGGCGAATGGTTTGCCGGTTCATTGCAGGAAGCAGCGGCCCGCGTGTGGGCGAAGGCGCAGATTCGGGCGGCAACGGAAAGGACGGCAGCATGAGCGACAAGAAGACGATCGACGTGCGGGATGGGGATGAGTGGACGGTTGACAGCGATGGTCATTTGTGGCAATACCGCGATGGCTATTGCCGGTGTGCGATTCGCACTGGATGCGATGCCGAGATTGATGCACCGCCAATTAAGAACGACGACGAGAACCCCATTCTTTACGAAGCGGCGATTGCTACGTTGACCGCTTGGGGCTACACCCTCACCCCCGCCAAGCCGGAGCAGCCGGACCATTTCGGTGATTCCAACGAAATGGTCGCCGCGACGGTGAAGCGGTTGGAGGATCGCGTGGCAACGGCAGAGGCGGGCGCGAAGTTTGCCGTGTCGGGGTACAACAAAGCGCACGCACTGGACTTTGACGTGGGCGAACTCAAGAACCGCGTGGCGAAGTTGGAGGCCGCAACCCCCGCGAAGGTGCGGGTGGTGGCACCGGACTTTGCGCCGTCCCGCGTGTTTTCCGTGGTAGAGCAAACGATGATTCACGAACTCAACGGCAAGTGGCGTGCCGCCCTCGCCGCCGCTGGCGTTGAGGTGAAGGAGGCGAGCAAGTGATGTTCACCGAGCAAGACCACGCGAAGGCGGTGGATTTGTACAAAACGTACACAACGCACAAGGAGGCATGATGCCCGGACTGCTGCAAGGAACGGACTTCGACCGGCAGGTTCTCATCGAACGCAAAGGCAAGCAACGCGGACGCGATGCGTACTGGCGCGACCGCGACAAGGCCCACGAGAAGGGCCGCATCGCATCGACCCCGCCCGGTCGCCGCTGGCTTGCTCACTGGGCCGTTGCACTCAACATCGCCATTCGCCAGAAGCGGCGAACGCTGTTGGCCGAGGGCAAGAAAACCCGCACCGCCGTCGCTGCCCCGTACTTGCTCGTGACGCCCAAGAAGGCGGCGGCGATCACGCTCACGGTGATGCTGAATGCCCTGTTCACGAACGGTCGAATGCAGCAGCAGCAGTTGTACCGCATGGTCGGGCGTGCGATTCTGGCGCAGGCCCAACTCGACCGCTGGCAGAAGGAAAAGAAGTACGACCTGATTCGCGCCATGTTCAAGAAGCGGCGGCGTAACGCAATTAAGCCGTCCGACGTGAACCGCTATGCCGCGACGCTAGATTCTGACGCGGTGTACGACCCGCACAACTGCATCGTTGTGGGGCAGCACTTCGTTTGGGATGCCGTTGGCGCGTGTTCCGCTGCCGACGAGGGCCAGCCGTTCTCGCTCGCATTTCATCACAAGTTGGTCCGCAAGGGCAAGAAGACCCGCAAGTTCTTCTACATCGACGACGCAGTTCATAAGACTGTTGCGTTTGACGAAGCCGCACTTGCGGACCTTCGCGTGATCTATCCGCCGATGGTGGTGCCCCCGTACAAGCACGAAGACAGCACGCGGGGCGGGTACATCACGCTCCCCATGCGGATCATCACTAGGTCGTCGCCCGCCCAGCGTTCGGTGCTGCGCGACAACCTGCTCAACATGGGTGAGTTCCTTGCGGGGCTGGAAGCGTTGGGAAACACGCCGATTCGGGTGAACAAGTGGATGCTCGGGGTAATCGACACGCTCATGGAAGAGGGTGGCGGCATCGCGGGCCTGCCGCGTGCTACGTCGCTGGACCTGCCGCCGAAGCCGGGGACAGACGATCAGAAGGTGTTGGACGAGTGGAAAGCCGAGCGGGTCAAGATTCGCAGAGCCAATATCAAAAACGAAAGCGAGTTCATTACGGCGTACAACGCTCGGCAGGTCGCCCGCGAGTTCATGGACGAGCCTCGGCTTTACATGCCGCACCAAGCGGACTTCCGAGGCCGGGTCTACGCCAAGCCGCAGTACCTCAACCACTACGGGAACGACTTGCAGCGGTCGCTGATTGAGTTTGCCGACCCGATGGACGGGCCGGACGTGACGCGGCAGGTGGCGATCCAGGCCGCGACCATGTTCGGCCACGACAAGATTTCGTTTGAGGACCGCATCGAGTGGGTAAAGGAGAACATTCGTGAGATTGGCCGGTCGGCGACGGACCCGAGGAACACGGGGTTCTGGCGGGAGGCTGAGAACCCGTTGCAGTTCCTTGTGGCGTGCCGGGCACTGATGAAGAAGGACGCGGCGGTGCATTTGCCCGTGCAGCGTGACGCGACGGCGAGCGGGTTCCAGCACTTCGCCGCGATGATGCGGGACGAGGTTGCGGCGCGATATGTCAACTTGTACCCAACCGACAGGCCGTGTGCCCTGTACGTCGAAATGGCCGGGAAAGCCCGCGCAGCGATTGCCAATCGTTTGCAGCACCCCGCATACGCGATGGCGGATGACGCGCTTTGTCGGTTTGCCAAGCCCATTTGCAAGAACCCCGTGATGACCCGCGTGTACGGCGTGACCAGATACGGAGAGGCCATGCAGATTGGCAACGCCATGCGGGAGGCTGGCTACTCGGGACCGCTGGCCGTCAAAGCGAAGAGGCGGATCGCGCGCGCGGTTCGGGCGGCTACTACAACGCTGTTCCCCCGCGTATGCGCCGCAATGGAATGGATTCAGGGGTGCGCTCGCCAGATCGCAGAGGCAAACCGGCCAGTGATGTGGAAGACCCCAACGGGACTTCCGGTGTTGCAGGCGTACACCGCCGACCCGTCCGTGTGCGTCAACACGGAGTTTGGGCAGATAGTTGTTGCCGCCAACACGCTCAACCAGGTTGACGTGGATGAACAGGTCAACGGGTCTGTGCCAAACGTGGTGCATGGGATCGACGCCGCCGTTCTGATGCGAACCGCCATTGAATCCCGCAACCGTGGGGTGGCTTTCTTGGGGGTTCACGACTCGTTTTGGAGCCACGCGGCGACGGCGGAACAGGTCAACAACATTGCCCTTCGCCAGTTTGCGGCAACGCACGAAACGCCGCTTCTGACCGACCTTTGGCTCCAGTGGCGAGAACAGCACCCGGACATCGGGTTCGCGCCCCCGCCAGAAACGGGGTCTTTCGACATCGGCGAAGTCATAAACGCCAGTTATGCGATGTGCTGACCCTATAACCATTGCCTATATTGAATGATCGTTCAGCGCGCTTTTGTTTTTTCGCCTCGGGGCATCCGTGGTCCGCATCGGTAGCCGCTACCGCCCTGACCACGCGAAGCCACTTGGTACACGTCGCGTTCGGTGACGGCACCCATGTCGTCGAAAGGACCGACAACCACGGCGAACGGCTGGTTCCGTGGTCGGTCTATGTGGAGCGGTCGGTAAATATACAGACCTGTCTACATATCGGCGTGCCGAACCTTGTCCCGCTCGCCAATCGAGTGCTGGACACGCGACCCGTGAGCATCGTCCGAGGGCTTCTGTACCTCTGGACGGGCGGCATCATCACCCAATCCAACTGCGTTACGAGTTGCCGCGACTACCTCGCGGCGTGCGGGCTGGACACGCCCGACTCGATTCTGTCGCCTGTCAATCTCTATGACCAACTCCGGCCCCTCGCAGACGGCGAAATCGTTTGGGATGAAGCGCATCCCGCTCACTATCGAGCAAGCCGAATCGCTCGTCGCGTGGCTCCGCGAGAAGTACCCCGACAAGCATCCGCAGAACCTCGATGAGTGCCGCGACCCCTGCAAACTGGCGTTCAAGGCCGGTCAGTTGCAACTCATCAACGACCTCGAAGTGATCGCAAGAGAACACAACCGCAAGCCATGACTGCCATTGGAAACATCGTTGACAACGCTTTCGGCGTGAGCGCGCCACGGGCGAACGTCGCCGATCCCGCACCGACCGCCGTGGACGACGCCGCAGCCGCCGCTGCCGAGCGTTCTACCGCTGTCCGCAGGGCTGCGCAGCGTGACCTTGCCTCGTACATCGTGCCCCTCAACAACGCCCCTGCCGAGGGCACCGGACTCTACATCCCCAAATGAGCATCGAAAAACTGTGGCAGACGGAGGATGGCCGATCCTCCAGCGTCCTCCAGCGCGCACGCTGGGCGGCGGCTCTCTCGCTCCCGTTCGTTCTGCCGCAGGAAGGGTTCCGCTCCGGCGACTCGCTCCACAATCCCAACGACTCGCTCGCCGCACGCGGCATCATCAACGTCGTCGGCAAACTCCGGTCCACAATCTTCACCGGCGACGGTTGGTTCGAGTTGGACGTGGACCCCGAATACAAGTTCAACGCCAAGCGCGAGGGCACATACCCCGCGATGATCCAGGCGTTGTACGTCGAATCGCTCAAGATTCGGGCGGCACTGGAAGCCAGTTCGCTCGACAAGAAGTACCGCACGTCGTCTGGTTTCTTTGCCCGCACTACCCAATCGCTGACGCAGTTGGTCGTGACGGGCAGCACGCTTGAGGGCATCGGCCTTCGCGGGAACGACGACTTCACCAAGCGGGTGTTCCGCCGCGACCAGTACCGCACGCGCCGCGATGGGTACGGCGACGTTCTGTTGCACGTCATCAAAGAGTGCGTCACTCAGGACGAACTCGCCCCCGAAGTTCTCGCCCAGATTGGCCCGCAGGACAAGGACAAGCCGCTCGACCTCTACACCGCTTACCGCCGTCAGCGTGACGGCAAGTGGCAATTGCAGCAGGAAATCGCTGGCGTCATCGTCCACGAAGTCACGCACGACACCCCCCGCATCTTCCAGACCGATTTCAAGCGTGCGGGTAACGACGACTACGGGCGCGGCCTGTTGGAGTTGTACGCGGGCGATTTCACGTCCAACGACTTCTTTGCCGGTCGCATGAAGGACTGGGCCGAGGCCGCATCGAAGTTCAATTTCATCCTCGACCGCCTCAGTCAACTCACGCCCGAGGACTTGTCTGTTCCGTCCGGTCGCATTATCCCCAACGCTCGCGTTGAGGGTGGCGTCGCTACCGACGTGGCCGTTCTCAAGGTTGACAAGATCGCGGACTTCGGCGTTGTCTCGCAGGTGTGGGAACGCCTGCAAATGTCGCTCGCCAAGACGATGCTCTTGGACGCCGACGCCGCCCCGTCCGGTGAGGCTGGACGCCACAGCACGGCATGGAAGCAGACCGCCGAGCAGTTGCAGGGCTGGCTTGGCGACTTCTACGCGACGATCGTGGACGAGCAGCAGAAGCCCCTGTTGTGGGCCGCGATCGACATGGGCACGCGAACGGGCTTGCTCGACAAGAAGAAACTCGACTACGCCGAAGTCGTCTCACTGACGGGCCTTGAAGCGATCGACAAGAAACGTCGCGCCGAGGCCGCTTTGCAACTCGCGCAACTCGCGGGTTCGCTCGGACCCGAGGCGGCACGGCAGATCAACGTGGGGGTGTTGCTCTCTCTCGCCGCTCGCACGCTTGGCGTGGCCGAACCTGGCCTTGTCAAGACACCCGAGCAGTTGGAGCAGGAGGCACGGCGGGCGATGGCGGATCAGGTCAAGGTCCAAGCGGCCACTTCGGTCGCTCAGGAAGCAGCACGCGCGGCGGGTGGCATTGCACAGCAGCAAGCCGCCCCGCCCGCAGCGTAAGCGAAAGGAAGCAGAATGGCAGAGCAGGTCGCCGCACCAGCGGCACCGGCCAGCGCGCCCCCACAGCCGCAGCCGGATTTGATTGCGGGCAAGTTCAAGGACGACACCGCGTTCCAGAACGGGGCACGCGAGTTGTTCAAGCATCGCAACATCCCCGTTCCCGATGGTCCGCTCTACGGCGACAACGGCATCTTCGCCAGCCGTGACGCGGCGGTGAAGTTCTACGGCACCGTCGCGGGCAACGCCCCGAAGGAACCGGAGTACGCCGAGACGGACATCGACGGCTTGTTCAAGGCCGTGGGCTTGGACAACAAGGCGTTCGGCGAGACTCTGGTGAAGAACCGGAGCATCGACGACGACGCTTTCGCCAAGTTCAAGAACATCGAAGTCAAGGGCGCGGACGGCAAGGTGTACCGGCTCAACAAGGACGCGCTCAACGCGATCTTTGTTGGGCAGGTGGAAGCCGCCGAAATCAAGGCCGCTCGCGTCAAAGAGACGCAGGAGCAGGTGCGGCAGAACGCTTTCCAGATCGCGGGCGGCAAACAAGAGGACTACGAAAACCTCATGCGATGGGCCGCGTCGAACCTCGATTCCGACGAGGCGAAGGCCCGCAACGCTGCGATCACGGGCACCGACACGAAGGCCGCACTTGACGCCGTGCGTCTTGTGAAAGCCAAGTACGACGAGGCGAATCGCGGGTTCAAGGCGATCGTGGGCACCATGCCCGCGACCATCGGCAACGCCCCCAAGAACCTTGCGGAACTCAAAGACCTCAACAAGCGTGCGCAGGAAGGCGACATCGTTGCCCAACGCACGCTCAAAGAACACATGGCGGAAATCAACCGCCGCTTCTCGTAAGGAATCTCGATGGCAACCATGACGAAGTACGCAAAGTGGATGACAGAGAACGCCGCGTCGATTCACTCGGGCGGATGCACCACCAAGAACAAGTCCGGCAAGTACGCGATTATCTTCGATACCAAGACCGGCCTGCAATGGACGACCGGGCACGCTACGGAACTCAACGGCGCGATTGACGCGGCCATTGCCAAGACCAAGACCACGCCGCGTCCGCTGCACGAGGCCGACGCGAACGCGAATGAACTGGTCGCTGCACGCGCCCGCATCGCCGAACTCGAAAAGGAGTTGGGCAAGCCCGCTCCGGCGAAGCCTGTCGCTGACGAAGAGGCAGAGATTTCCGGTCCTGTCGGCATGAGCATCGAGCAGGCAGGCAAGGCCCGTCTCAAGAAGTAATCACCCGTGGGCGTTGAAAGACGCCCGCGTGTTTTATGGTCGCGTGACACACAGCCATTAGGCCGTCGAGTGTCGCGTCGCCACGGTCACATTTCGCTGGCAATCGGGCCTACGGACACCTTCGCAAGAAGCCCGTGGACACCCCGTGCGCGGCAAGTGCCGGAAGCGCGTTCGTTGCACTTTCTCACTTTCCACCCATGAGGTGAACCCATGTCTTCAAGCAATCCGTCTCGCTTCCTCAACAACGCGGCAGGCACCGAGTATGCCCTGTCGCCAGAGGAAATGTTTCAGTTGGGCGTGGTCGAGGCGTTCCGTGACGAAGTGATCTTCGCGGACAGCCCGGCCATTCAGCGCAAGATCATCACGCAGGGCAACAGCCACCAGTTCTATCTGATGGCCGACACCCCCGACCCCGAGGAACACACCCCCGGCGATGAACTGCTTGGTCAGCAGTTCGAGATTGACGAGGGCAACATCACGATCGACGGCATCGTTGTGGCTCACCACGACGTTCCGCTCGACCAGATGAAGATTGCCAACTTCGACATTCTTGGCCCGCTTGCCCGCAAGACCGGCGAGCGCATCGCGCGGTTCTACGACAATCGGCTCGCCCGCTTGCTCGTTCTCACCGCTCGCGCCGCGTCCGTCACCAAGAACGGGCGCGAAGTCCACAACGGCGGCAACCGCGTTACCCGCGACGTTGCCGCAGAGTCGAGCGAGACGGTGGCAGGCGCGTACCCCGTGGACTCGACTGGTGCTGGCCGTTTCCTTGACGACGCCCAGGCTCTTGCCGAGGCGATGGACAACGACAACGTGCCGGAGGCCGGTCGCTACATGTGGATCGACCCCTACATCCGTCGCGTGCTTGCGAAGGACACTGGCATCTGGGACGTGCAGTACGCCCAGAACGCCAGCGGCAACAACCTCCAGAGCCGTCTGATTGGCAAGATCGCTGGCTTTGAGGTGATGGTCGCCAAGAACCGTCTCCCGAGTGCCAACGTCACCACCGGCCCCAGCAAGTACCAGGGCACGTTCGAGGTCACGGACAGCAACATTGCTGTCGGTCGCCCCGTCGCGGTCGTGGCGGCTGGCGGTCAGTACGGCATGGCCCCGGTCGGCATCGTGCAGCACGGCGGCGTTGAGTCGGCGTTGGTGCCCGATGAGCGTCGCAACACCATGTTTATCAAGTCGCAGGTTCTCATGGGTGCGGGTTCGTTGCATCCGTGGTGCGCTGGCGTCATTGAGGTCAACGACTCCGACGCCTAATCCC